CGCTGGTGCCGCTGGTGCCGCTGGTGCCGCTGGTGCCGCTGGTGCCGCTGGTGCCGCTGGTGCCGCTGGTGCCGCTGACAAGGTTACATTTTGAGTGAGTGACTCGACACTTACACCTGTAACAGATACAGGTGGAATTGTTACACTGTTTAATAGGTTTTCCCAACCAGTCAGTCGAAAAGTTGGAAAAGTGACCCCATCGATCAAATTTTGTGTTCCAGTGAGATCCATTACTATTTATTAGGAAATAATAATAACGTCTTCTGTGACTGCATCATTCTGAATGGCTGTTGTTAATGGAGCATTCTGAATGTTTGTCGCGAGTTGAGTTGCAGCAACTGCAACCTGTTCCGTAAACGTTTGTTTATCAGCTGCAGGGAAATTCGTCCACCCATCTGTAAGTTTTGCACCGACTGCATTCATGATTGTGTTTACGACGTTCGTCTGCCAAATCTGTTTGAGGTCGTCTGGAAATCCCCTGAACTCTGCCAGGTCCATGATGCTGAGCGGGCTGGATGCGGTGTACAGCTCACGAATAACGAAAATCTTGATGAACATCACTATGACGAGGATCCAGAGGGCGATACGTTCGTAGTCGACGTGCATTATATATAACTCACGAAAAAAGTGCGCGAGTCTTGCACAAAAAATAAACCTGCTAACATCAATGGATTCGACGGCTATCCTCGTCGAGGCTGAACGCAAGTTTATGATCAAGCTGTGCAACGCCATGACTCCAGTGATGATTGATGCATTTTACGAAATGTACAAAAAGGCGATCGAGGTGTCCAAGGGTCGCCAGACGCTCATTCACTACCAGACCCTGCTCCAGGAGGTGCCTCATTGGAACAACACCATCGTGAAGCAGCACGCGGACGCCATCATCAAATCCTGCTCAATGTTTCCCAACCTGCTCGCCGCTGTGTTTGTCATTTCAGTCAAGATCATGTCGGCAGTGCGCATTTCATCAGACTCCAAGAAGATTAACATCAAGCTGCCATCCAACGACGTGTTTGTCCACTCGTGCTACATCGCTGCGGCCAAGAGCCTGTACGAGGATCCGTACGTCGTCGTGGACAAAATGTCCGACCAGGATCGTCGCATAAAGATGGCGGCTCGTTTCAACGAACTGATCAAGGAGGTGGTTGATGATTTTATTCCGGTACAACAAATCCTCGATACGTACATACCCAACTTCACTGGTGACCTCGACATGGGTGGTGCCAATGAGGACCCCACTGACCCCGCTGACCCAGAGATGACCGGTGAGGAAGAAGAGTCGACACCCGTTGCAACGCCGTTGCCCGATGGTGCAGAGGCTGGGACGCCCGCAGCACCGGAGGCTGGGACGCCTGCGCCAGAGGCTGGGACTCCGGTGATGCCAGAAGACGGAGCACCGGAAGCTGGAACGCCAGCACCAGAGGGTCTTACGAAGCAGGTTCCAGTCAAGGTTCACCACGAGACGTTGTTCGATGACGCACCGGACAAGTAAAAATCTCAATCAATATTAGATGGCTGATCACTATTTCCGTGAGCCTATGAGCGCTGCTCTGATTGCAGCCGCAGCGACGATTGCTTACATTCACATTCGCGCATCGCTGAACAACGAAAAAGTTCTCGCCAACTCGGCGTACTTCAAGCCGGCGTTTCTCGTCGGTTTGCTCGTGTACATCATCGTCCACCAGGGGAACGGACACCAAGAGACGATTTCAACAACTCCGTTCCGAGCTTAAAGTAGTCAATACATGATTTGTCAATGGCGACCACCACCAACGCTTTCAACGACATGATGCAGCAGTTTCTTGACGAGCTTGTTCTCACGTTTCCCACTGAGAAGAAGCTGGTAAAGTACCAGAACACGTTTGTACTTTTGCGTAAGGCGAATCAGAAGAAGCCTATGAAGGAGTTTATGGAGACCGTAGGTCCCTTTGCGAACCACCTGATGCAGAAGGATGAGGAGTTTTTCCAGACGCACGCGTCAGAGGTGCCATTTCTGAACGACTTGGATATTCCTCGTCTGTGGAACTCCGATTTGTCCGAGACGACGAAGGGTGCCATCTGGCAGTACCTCCAGACGCTGTACATTCTGGGTACGACCATCACCGCTCTTCCAGCAGAGACGCTGAACATGATCGAGTCTGTGGCACAGAAGTGTGCCAGCCAGCTCCAGGATACGGCAACCGCCCCCGACGGTACCATCGACGAGGCGGCTCTGATGAACAGTATGAATGGTCTGATGTCCTCCCTGCTCAAGGGTGGCAAGGGTCCTTTGATTTAAAACAAAATCTCGGTACACACTAGAAGATGACGATTGATCTGCGCCAGCTCATTGCAAAAGATCAACTCCTCGATTTTTGGCCCACTGGTCGTCAGACGGCCGAGGAACGAGTGCTCGCAACGACTCGATTCATCATGTACGCCGTCGTGCTCACGTACCTTATTCGCCGCGATGCTCGCATCGTTGCTCTCGGTGCCCTTGTCATTGCTGCTCTTTATGTACTTTACGGAATGAACATGATTCCAGACGGTAAGCGTTCAGTGGTGACAGGTCCAAAGGTGATGAGCGGTCTGCGTATGCCGACGCGTGACAACCCCATGGCCAACTACCTGCTCGGTGACGACCCGAGCTACGCGCAGCAGGCTCCATGGTACCCGTCGATGAAGGAGGAGGTTCAGAACGAATGGAAATCGATTCACCCATTCGAGCGCAAACGTGACGCCGAGCGCAACTTCTACACGACGGCTGCGTCATCCTGGCCAAATGACCAGGCGGCATTCACGAACGCCGCATTCGGCAAGCCGTTCGCTCCCATGTGCCGCGATGACCCAGCATCATGCAATCCCGACGGTCCATATGCCCGCGGACCAGAGCGTGTCCAGATTCGTGGCGGCAACGGTCGGTAAAATAATCTCACCTACAAGTAATATGCCGAGCAGTGTGCTTCAGCCCGGACTCCTCATGGTTGAGGAGGGAATTTACTACGGTCCCAAAAACACCAACTACGAGGTTATGGTGATGACGGACGACGCCCTGCGTTCCCAGATGACGACCCGTAATAACAAGTACTACGCAGACAAGCCGTACGACTTCCCAGATCTGTATATCGTAAAGCCAGTGAACAAGTTCCTGACATGGGACCCGACGAGCACGTACGCAATGTACCAGTCGGAGTCCTACGCGAAGCGCTACCCCACGGACAAACAGTAAAAAAAATAGCATCTAAGTAATAGATGGACCCCTTCAGTCTTGCCGCCGTTGTCGGTCTGGTTTTTGCCGGAAAGAAACTCAGCGACGCCAAGGAGGATCAGGCAGAGCAGGCAGTGATGCCTTCGATGCCAGACCAGGTTTCAAAGTTTGACCTTATTCAGTACAAGTTTGCTCAGCAGGACCCACCCCTCGATCCATTGAATCTGGAGCCAAACACGGGTCGTGGGTTTTCAGGCGGGTTCCGTCTTCCACCGAAGGAGATTGTACCGAGTTTCGCAGACGTTACACCGTCCGGGGCTCGTTTCCCGTTCGGTCAGCCAGTGTATCAGACTGACGGAAGCCGTGAACCAGTCACGAACAAAATGAATAACGTAACACCAGCAGACAAGAAGTACGTCGGACGCGGTCTCGGTCTGTCACCGGACACACCAGCATCCGGTGGATTCCAGCAGTTTTTCCGCATTCTGCCCAACAACATGAACGAGGAACGTCTGACGACTCTGTCCGGTACGTGGGGTGGTCCAGCCAATCCTACCGTGAAAAACGGTGGGACGACTCTGGGCGCCATTTCCCACCCAGCCAAGCTATCCAAGACGACATCGAATTACCTGCCCATGCAGACGCGTGGTCAGGGTCAGGGTGGTGCCATCACGGCACCAGAGGGTCGCCCGGATTTCCAGAAAACGCGTCGGACGACGAATCGCCAGGAGACTGGTCTCCGCAAGGATGGTCTCGAATTGGGTCCAGGACAGTACATGGTTGCCGAGGCGTACGGTTCCGCATACGAGGATCCGATCCGTTGGTCGAAGAATCGCATCAACCCCGATCGTGCCGCCAACGGCGCGCGTATGAACGTGCGGGCCGACCCGGTGGGTGCAGTCGGTGCCAACACAAACACGCGTCTTGAGGCGGGTGCGCTCCCGGTCCGTCCGGCCGATGCAAGCCGCGGGTCTCGCTACTTGCCAAACCAGTACGACCGTCTGAATGTGTTCAAGGGTCAGAAGGATTTCCGCTCAACAGCAAACACACAGGGTCTGGGTCTGGCATCCAAAGTGCTCAATAACAACCCTTTTGCGCACACCTTTTCAGCCAAGGCTGAGACTGGGACTCCGCTCGTTCAGCCTGTAAATTAAATCCCAAGTCGCGAAGCGACTTGTTGTCACGGGCAGGCAGTACTTCCCGCTGTAAGCGGCAAGGAAATTTTAAGTTTGGTAAGACTAAAGATGCAAATCTGGAAGTGGCTCCTCATGCTCGGACTTTTGTTTTTGATTACATATGAACCTTCACGGGGTGGGGGAAAGCTGATGAATTTTTTTACGAGCGACTCAGTAGGAGGGAATGGATTCCCCGAAAGACCAACCATGTCGGGAGAGGCACAAAAGTATAGCGATTCCGGTGACGACGATCAATAATAAGCAGTATATGCTTATTGTTCACGATCGCCGGTACCAGGAGTGGACGTTCGTCACCGGTGGGTGTCGACGTCGCGAGGTTATCAATCCCTTACGGTGTGCAGTTCGGGAACTCGAGGAGGAGACTCGAGGCACAATCAACCTGAAACGAGGCGCGTACTCGTATTTTCAGTTTGCAACCAAGTACAAAGGTCCAGGTGATTCCGAAGCAGACATTGAAGACGATGTCACTAGCATTTACCACGTCTACGTAATCGATTTGCCAATGACGGCTCTTGAACATACGTACATCGTTCGGCGATTCAACGAGGAGAAATCCAAGATGGAGAATCGCCAAACGTATTTTCGTAAAAACTATGACGAAAACGACAAGGTGGAGTTTGACACGCTCGAAGGAATTACGGCTCGTGATAACCTGTGGGATATGATACGGACCCATGTCATCACAAACCCGGATTTTCACACGGCTCTTTCTTCACCCCACCGTACAAATTTTTATTTCCGGAGTTGAAAGCTCGTCAGAACACACGTGTGAAAATATTGACACTCATCAGAACATGACAAAGTCAAAGCGTATGTTTGCCGAGATGCTCGTCCAGGCGCGAGGACACGGTGACGCCGACGAGATGGCAAAGACAATGTCTCTCGTCGATATCATCTACGAAATCAAAAAGGAGGAGTTGAAGAAGGCGGAGCCGGAGGCTCCTTCGACGGAGCCAAAGGAGCCAGAAGCCCAACCTCTGGTTGTCGAGGAGAAGAAGACGGAACCCGTTGTGGAAGAGGAGGAGCCCATCGTCATCATGAAAATCAAAGACTTTTGGAGTCGCTTGACGCACGATTCGGACACAGACTAAAAGGTAAACACACTGACAGGTTATGGAGAAATGGCTCACAGACAAGGGCCCGGGGACGCACGTCCTCATGGATGGTGGGATTCTTCAAGTTCCGTTTGAACAACTTGACGAATTTTACGTCGAGTGCGTACACGCAGTACGCCTCGGTAAAAAACTGTACGTGGTTGAGCAAAAGACGGATGTCTTCAAGTTTTTCGTCGATCTCGATTACAAGGGCCCAGAGGCGCTCCCAGATGACGTCATACTCAATCTTGTTGAGGTGATGCATTCAGTGGTTCAAAAGGGCCGGTGTCTCATCGCACGTGCCGAACCTCGTGACGTGGACACACAAGTGAAGACTGGCGTACACATTCATTGGCCAGACGTTTTCGTAACAAAGTCTGAGGCTCTCGCTCTTCGAACACGGATTCTGCTCGAGTTGCCAGACGACCCGGAATGGAGTCAACGTATCGATGCGAGCGTTTACGGTGGTTCGGGACTCCGAATGCTCTGGTCGCACAAACGTGAAAAGGGTGCCGACTCTGGTCCGTACACACCGTGGCGTGACCTCGATGGGAACACGTTTGATCCAATCCCTTCAGCTGAAATCCTCAAGCTCTTTGCACTTCGGACAAACGAAGTGTCCAAAGAGTCTGTGAATGTCGAAATCACATGTGCACCTCTAGAACGTTTCATACGGAAGTATCTTAAGGGCCAAGAACTGGCAAACGTCCGACGTGTCATGCGAAAGGGACAGGATAAGATTATTGTCCAGACGGATTCCAAGTACTGTGAGCGAATCCAGGGTGTACACAAATCGAATCACGTCTGGTTTGGTATTTCACGGGGACGCATATGTCAGTTGTGTCACGACGACGAGTGCAAGGAGCAAAAGTTTGTCGGACGGGAACATATTCTTTCTCCGAGTATAGTAGAGGAATTACACAGCAATGTTGCTGTGGATAATTCTACTTTTGTGCCTATTTGTGATCTTGTTCCCGACTTTTGGTGGCAAGAAGAGTCGGTTCCTCAGAGAGGTGCATCCGTACTCGGGTCTGGATCCTCAAACGTGGGAACTGCTCCAAAGTCATCTTTCGGAGTTCGAAAACCAAAAGGCAAGCCTGGAAAAAAGAGCAAATGGCCTGTACCAGGCTATTGAGGATGTTCGTAACCTCGGTTTGTTCATTCGACGCGCAGATGACCATGAGCACCAGGAAAAGCTCGAATCCATCGCCGTTCAGATGGGCGTCGAAGGCGAAACGACGCTGTTCGAGCTCGCACGCAAAAACGGGCTGTACTTCTTTCCAAAGTACTTAAACGATTTAGCCCCTGAGGATACAGAGACTGATGTCAACCGCACAGGAGCAGCCATCGACGGGCACTTCCCAGACCCCAAAAGTCACGGACAGTAATCCAGTGACTCGTACGCGTTCCGGTCGTACTGTCAAGGCACCAGAGCGTTATACGCCTCAGGAGGTGTGTGAGGATGACTACGCTGATGATGACTACGACTCACAGGAGTCTGGGAGCGTTTCATCTGAGGTATCCTATGACACGGAGGATATCTCAAGTGAGAGTGATGCAGACGAGGAGGGGAACCTCGCTGGTTTCATAGTCGAAGATAAAAGCAGCAGTGACTCTGAAGGTAATGGATCGGATGTTCGATCCGAGTCCGGTGAGACCGATGTTTCCAGTGACCGAGACGAACGGCGACCCCCAGCAACACCAGCTCGTGGACGAGGTCGAGGTCGAGGAACACCATCCTCAGCACGACGCACGCTCGTATTATGATCCGGGTCCTCGTATTTTCCACACTCAGAATCAGTCGGTTGATGTGCTTGAAAAAATTTCAAAAGAGACTATAATTCTTGTATTTGCTGCGTTTTTCATTGGGCTACTGTTGGGGAAGTCGCTGACGCCGGTGATTCTGAAGCACTGATTCCAGGCTCTGTTCCCAAGAATGGAATTGTCGGTGATGTCAACGCAGGTATATACTGACCTGCATCTGGTATGATTGGACTTCCTTTAATATCGACTCCGACGACGGCTGTGAAGTCGGGTGATACGGTAGGTACTGGAGGAAGCATGTCGCCTTCGGTTGAAACGTTGCTTTCGAAACCGTAGGCGTACATTCTTGCCGACCCTCCATCAGACTCGTGTGGTACGAAATCACCATACATCACGTTTGATGAAGGATCGCCCTGAATGAAGTTGAGGATTGGATTTCCAGCCTGAATCTGGAAATCCATCCCGCCCATGTCTTTATATATCTGGCTCTGACTGTCAACCTGAACGACGTTGCTCGTCGAGTCGACATACGGGAGATTGTTTGACGTCGTCACAGTGTTACCGACATCTTCAGTATACGGGGGTTGCGTATTTTCATCACGCGGAGGAGCATACCCCTCTCTGCGTGCTGAAAGAATCACCACTGTCAAAATGAGTACTGCGAGTGCGACCCACAAAGACCAGTGTACTGCCTTCATCTATTTATTGACTATGTTTTTTTTCCAAGGGGGCCGTCGGACAACATGTGAACATGTTGGACTCAACCCAGCAGCCCTGCCGCCGCACTGCCGGCACCGACAGGCTCTGGTGCCGGTCCAGCGTCAATCTGGACAGCCGGTGCATTGGCGCGCTCCTCCTCCTGCTGGACACGACGACGCTCAATCTCCTCTGCGATACGCTCGTCAGCAATCTTCACCAGCTCAGGCATCTCCTTGTCCGGAAACTCCTTCTTCAGGTCATCAATGAGCTCAGCTGGGTGGGGAATTGGAGGTACATCCGGCTTGGTGTAGTACTTGGAGTTCTCATCCCCGGGCTCGATGAACGGCGTCGACGACCCCTCGAGGGGCTTGGCGAGCATGTCACGCTTGCGCTTCTCAAACATAGCCGAAGCCTGACGCTGGTTCTCACGGTACTTGGTCATAATCTCCTCCAGCTTCTCGTTCTGGTAGTGGACATTGTCAATCTGCATACGGTCAGGAGGAATCAGCAGCCACTTGTACATGTCGACGACGTAAATGTCGACGAGCGCATCCTCGCGCTGCAGACGCTTGGCGTGGCTCTCCGCCTCATCCTTGGTGGCGAAGCACCCGCGGATCTTCAGACCCAGCTGCTCATTCTTCTGGGGCAGATCCGGACCGACGATGGAAATCAGCGCAAAAACCTGTCCTGGCACCGTCAAGTAATCCTGCTCAAGCGAACCCATATAAAACTACTGAGCTCCACTCTTTTAAGTTCCATGGATCAACTTCGTAAACGCCACAACCAGGCGAAGCGTGACCTCATCAATCAATGGGTCAAGCCAGATTCGTACGTTCTCGATTGTGGGTGCGGTCGCGGTGGTGATTGGCACAAGTGGAAGGCTGTACGTGCTCGAGTCGCCGCCATAGATCCCGATGAAAAATCTCTCCAGGAGGCGGAGGAGCGGGCGTTGGACATTGGGCTCGGTGTTTGGTTTTTGGGTCCAGGGGACATTCGTCAAGCGGCTTTTGCAGGTCAGTTTGACGCGGTGTGTTACAACTTTTCCATTCAGTACATTCTCGGCGACCATTTCGAGCAGAGCATCAAGGCAATTAAACTAGCAGTCAAACCAGGTGGACTCCTCATCGGCATCACACCCGAGAAGAGTCTCATCGAAGGCACCAAGAGCCCAGATGCACTCGGCAACGTCTTTGAGATTCACGGCGACAAGGTGCTCATGAGTCTGACAGATGGTCCGTTTTACGCAGACGGGCCCAAGTATGAACCCCTCCTCGATGGCAACGTCCTTCGTCAGGCGCTCGAACCCGAGTTTCGTTGCGTCGCGTGGGGACCTATCGCTCCAGAACAGACGGGACTCGTCACAGACATTTATGCACAGTTTGTTTTTCTACGCTTAGATCAGTAGGATGGCATCCGGTATCATTCAGACGGGACTGCTCATCATGACCCTCGCGGTTGCCGCGTGGAGCAGTCGTCGTGAAGAGCCGCTCATGACGGATCTTCGTCAGCGGTACGACACGCTCTTGAATCACCTTAAGAGCACTGAGGTGGTTGACCCGCGATTCGCTCGCCTCAGGAAACGGTGTATCCTCACCGGAATCCACGGGTCCCGTATGAACCGAGGCACTATAGGCTACAACGTGAATAAAGGGTACGAGATTTACATCTGCCTGGACAAGGATGATATAAACTCGGCCATGAACGTCCTCATTCATGAGCTGGCTCACGTCACAGTCGATGAGTACGACCATTCACCTGAATTCTGGGCGTCGTTCAAAGACCTCAAGGCTCTCTGTAAAACCCTAGGCATTTATACACCCATCGAAGGGTCGCTCGAGTATTGCGGTATAATGATTCAGGACTGACGGAGTCCTAGTCTGCTTTTTTTCTCACACCATTGTAAATGTCTGGTGGTATCGTTCAGCTTGTCGCAACCGGTGCTCAGGACGCTTGGCTGACGGGTAAGCCAGAGGTATCTTTCTTCCGTTCCAGCTACAAACGTTACACGCACTACGCCAACTCACCCGAACGCCAGCTGATCCAGGGTAACCCCTCGGCTGGTAACATCTCCACGATCCGTCTGGAGAAGAAGGGTGACCTCATCAACTACATCTACCTGATTGCCAGGGATTCTACTGGTGCTCTGATCCCAGGCATCAACTGGACCAACGTCATTGACAAGATTGAGCTGCTCATCGGTGGTCAGATTGTCGACACACAGGACATCACGTGGATGTCCAACGTCGAGGCGGTGACTGGCGCCCAGAATTTCTCTCAGCGCTTCCTGAACAACAACGCCACGGGACCCAACAATGTCACCAACGGGTTCCTGCCGCTCAAGTTTTTCTTCTGCAAGGACTGGAACGTGTCACTGCCCCTGGTGGCGCTCCAGTACCACGACGTCGAGATTCGCATCACGTGGAGCCCAAACCTGGGTACGACGCTGGCACTGACCGGTCTGCCGGCGACGGCCGCCTACTCCTCGTTCCAGTACGAGGCCTGGACCAACTTTGTGTACCTGGACCAGGCGGAGCGTGAGTACTTTGCCAACACGCCCATGGACCTGCTGATCACCCAGCTGAACCGCATCCCCATCGCGACCACCAACATGCAGGAGCTGGCCCTGGCTCACCCCATCAAGTTCCTCGCTTTCCAGTCCAACAACTATTCGACGGCTTATGCTCTCGGCGCCACGAACATTCCAGCCATCAACTATCAGTTCAAGACGCAGATTAACGGTGTGGACATTGGTGACTCGCGCTCCATGTTCCAGTGGATCGACGTGCCCCAGTATTACCACACCCCCTACGGCTACAACCACAACAACCAGACTGCCAACGTCGCACTGATTTCATACTGCCTGGACACGTCAAAGCTTCAGCCGACTGGCACGCTGAACTTTTCACGCATCGACACGTACCGCATAGTCGCACCGGCCGGCGTCTCACTGAGCACACTGGCTGGCGGCAACGGTCGCTACTTTTACGCGATGAACTATAACGTCCTGCGGATTAAAGACGGAATGGGCGGGCTCCTCTATTCCAACTGACCAATTTTAAACCAAATTAGTTTTGGGTCTATTTTAAAGAAACTAAAAATAAAAATGTATGACCGTATTATATGCCGGTCGGTTACATATATCGGATTGATAATTTGGAAAATGGAAAGTTTTATATAGGTCAGACTATACAAACTCTCCAGAAGAGATGGAATGACCATGTCTCAGATACTAAGAATCTATCTGATGAAATGGTAATTCATTTAGCTATGAGAAAATACGGAATGAATATGTTTACAATGGAACCTATTCACACAGTTGAATGTGAAACAAAATTTGAACTCAAAAAACAACTCAATGAGCTTGAAATACAAGTAATTGAACAACTCCAACCAGAATATAATGTAGCAAAGGGGGGACTAGGACATACAGGGGTTATTGTTCAGCGGTTTGGAGCCGATAATCATTTTTATGGAAAAACACACACAGAAGAAGCAAGACAGCGTATAAGCGAAGCAACTAAAGGACGATTTTTAGGTATAAAACTTTCAGAAGAGACAAAGCGAAAAATGAGTGAATGTAAAAAAGGTGATAAACATCCTTTTAAAAACAATCCTGACTTCCGTTTACGTGCTATTCAGAATATGCAAAGTCTTATACAAGCTAATAAGAAACGTGTCATGCAGTTCACGGATGACGATATATTTATTCAAGAGTTTGAATCAGTAAAAGCGGCTGCAGAAAGTATAAATCTCGCACCTTCTTCTGTGACTATATGTCTGAAGGGTAGATCCAAAACTGCAGGGGGTTTTAAATGGAAGTACTCTACTTTTTCTGAGGAGGCTTGACAAATTTGTGGACAATGAAAAAAATAACAGCCGCAATGAATGCGGTGGCGAGCATGCCCGTCGCTGACAGGTCACCTGCGTCGCTCATAAATTTAGGAATCAAATCCGCCAATTTGTTCTGAACCGGCTTGGAGAATGCAGCGACTGCGGCAATGCCCGCGAGCGCTGCGTTCAACTGGTCGTCAGTCAGACCAAATGGGTTCTTTGACGAGGAGGAGGAAACTGGGCCGGCGGACGCGTTGTCCAGGCTCAGCGCAGCCACTCTATTGTTCTGTGGGTTCTTGTACGGACCACCACCGCCCATCGATGGTCCCATGTCGAAATCAGCGCTCGGCACGATGTCGGCGATTGGTGTCGAGAAATCCATTTCTATTTGAGGAGGTTTTATTTCGGCTTTAAATAACTCGGGTTGGTCAACTGAACGCGTCTGGTACTTTGGCTGAAGTTCATCCGGGAGACCGAACGAACTCTGCTGCTGTACATGCTGCCCCTGATCCTGCTGCTGCGGTGCAGTGTCCACCTGGGGAATGTACTGCAGAATGTCGCTCGAACCATTGAAATCGAGATTCTCGATAATCATCTCTAAAATACGTATGGAATTCTTTTACGGAACGGGAACGCGGTTTTTTTCATTTGCCAGGGCTGACCGAACATATAATGCCATGTATATTCGAAGACAAATCCAAGTTCTTGGTGTGTGTCGGGGTGAACGAGTGCTTCATACCATGTTTGCCAAGCTTTTAATGGGTATTTTGTAATTTCATCTCTTGATACTATAAACTGCCCACATGCATCCGTAAATAATGGTTTGTTTGGGTACTTTTTCATATACGGTTCGAAGAGATACCAGTACTTTGCAATCTGTAAATAATAATCCGACTTTACACACGAAGGACACGGTTCTCCTAACCACATTCCATTCAGAGTTACAAAACCTAAACGTTGAGCCCGGTCAATCAACGTCAACATGTGTTCTTTGTGTTTTTGGTGATGGGCTTTTTCGTGACCATGAATGAATGCTATGTAATCTGGAAGGGCGTCCCAGTTATCTATGATGTACCGTATATATGATGATGACTCGTTACCCCTGTTTGGAATAATGGTCGTAGGTTCAATAGCCGGTGGGTCTGATCCTTCATGATCAATGAGAACAACTGGGTACTTTGATTTTTTAAGCCAATTCAGGTCCTCTTTCCAGTGACTCGTCACTATAACAACAGTTGGTTCTTTATATGTGAGCAACCATAAGATCACAAAAACAAATATAATCATAAGCAATGTGAGCTTCATCTATTTGTACTAAACTTTTTTCACAGTGACTCCTGGGCGCCGTGCGCTCCCTGGTGGCGTTCCAGACGTGACCAGTGGCGTCGAGATATGTTTCGGGTTGTAGTTTTTCTGGTGGTACTGCCACATAGCCTCTGATCCGATCCGGAATCCTTTGCGGATAGGCGCCTTGTAGTAGTAGACGCAATCCTCAATCTTGTTGGATTTGCTCGTGTTATCCAAAACAAGACACTCGTAGTTTTCTGTACAGGCGTTCATCACCTGGCAAAACATGTCGAATGTCGGGAAGACGCCGAAGAACGCCTTGTACAGACGCTCGCGATTCTGAATCACATTCTCACGGAGGACAAACACGTAATCGACGTTTGCACGCAGGTCTGGTGACAAATCCATACAGTACTGCATCGTCAGCAAAAAGAATATTTTCCAGTGACGCCCGTTCATGAAACATTGTCTGATGCACGTGTCCTTCATGAACGCCTTGTCGTACATGCAATCGTCCAGGAGCAAAAAAGCGCTCGATTTCCCACCGGCGGATACGATTCGCCTCTGGCGCTCGAGCACCTTTTCGATGGCGTCTCGCTTGTAATCGCCGTATATGAAAAGATCGGGGATGAACTGCTTGTAGTAGTGATTGCCGTCCTCGGTACCGGACATGACGATGCCGACGGGCAGGTGTCGCTTGTGGTACATGATGTCCGTCACGAGCGTCGACTTACCCGTGCCGCGCTTGCCGATGAATACGCACACCTTGTCGTCACCAATCTTGCTCGGATCAAACTTTTTGAGCTGCAAATTGGTCATTTCCTGTTAGTGTACTGGGTTTTTTCCTCAGCTTAAAGACGCAGTCTTTTAGTAACACATGGTGCAATCTGCGATTGATATTTTTTTGCCTGTACTCGAGTCTTCTGTTGTTCTCGCAGCCCATTACGCCAAGGCGACCGGTCGCGATTGTGTCACCTCCAAGGATATGTGCTATGGACTCATGTATGCCGCCAGGACAGTCACCGGCAAACAGGTTGGGTCCCTGTTCCCAGAGATTTACGAGAAGAGTGATTCGGAAGAAGAAGAGGAGGAGGGATCCGAAGGGAGTGACGAGGAGGAGAATTGGATCCGGTACGACGGCACGGACAACGAACACGCCATCAAGATGAACGAATGTGCCGATACGTGGGATGAGTGGGAACCAGAGAGTCCAGCAGAGGCTGCGTTGAAGAATGCAGTCAATAAAGCAATGGAACAGTATGTATGAACTGCTCGGTGACGACACTGACGAGGAGGATGAGCTGGTTCCCAGGGTCAAATACTCAGTGATTCTCCAGAAGGAGGATTATGAGGATGATGATGAGGAGGAGGATCCATTGCCGTACGTCGACATCGGTCCAGGGTACTATTTTTTTGACCAGGAGTGACGGACGCCAGAAGGGCGAAGCCCTTCATTCTCAGACCGCTGCGCGGCGGTGTCCTTCGGACACCTGACTCTTGAACTTTTTTTCTTCAGATAAAGTAAAATGTCCGGCATTGTATCCACAGCAGCAGGCACCTTTGCTCCCTCCGTCTCCGCGGGTTTCTTCTTCGCGACCGCCATCGCGTGGATGGATGTGATCCGCTGGACCATCTCCCAGCTGGTGAACGTCAGCAAGAACGGCGGCAGCTACTACCTGATGAGCGCCATCTTCACCACGCTGCTGTCTGTCATCGTGCTCATGATCCTGGCTCGTCTGCAGGGTGTGTCATACTACAAGAAGGCCGAGTAAAAGTCTCGTTCTAATTCAATGAAAGTACTCGACTTGACCCTGTGGGATTGGCTTCTCGCCTTCACTGGGTCAGGACTCGTAGGGTACGCTCTTAAACTCAAAGGAGCCCAAGCGTGGGGGATCTTCCTCTTCGCTTGGATTCTCGTCGGTATGCTCGTGTACCGTTTTTTCGGTGTTCAGCAGCCAGGTTACTACCTCGGTATCCAAGGCGGTTCCAAATACCCGGATCTGAAACACGGGATTGTTTCGCAATAAACGTGTCTTGCCATTCTCAAGGACTCTCTGAAATCAAGATTGGTATAATGGAAACTTCGGCTCGTGATCGTAAGCGTGATTCGGCTCGCAAGAAGAGCGAGTTTTCAGTCTACTCTCAGAAGGCGGTGCGGGCAAAAGAAAATTTGTGTGCTGCTCGCCTCAAGCAGCCAGAAAACAAGAAAGAGCATCTCAAAACAAAAAATGGATCTTAAGCGTCCCGGTCTCGTGTTTATGGCGGAGCCCATGACTCGCATGATTTCTTCCCACTATGGTGCAAAGTACGAAGAGTTTCCGGTACGTAACGAGACGTACATCGTGTGTCGCGACGGAACCATCCAGGCGCACCACGATCCAGAGCGGTGTATCCTGTGGAACATCATCGAGGAGGACGAGGGGTGGACGGATGAGCGGGGGCGGCCGATGATGGTGAGCTTCGTGGCGTGGGCGTCGGACATTCCAGAGGGGCGGGGGACGGATTCGACGAACGCGTTCATCATCGACTTTGCAGATGACGGCGAGCCGGAAGTTTCTTCTAAGTAAAGTGTAATGGAGGCAGTACTTATTTTATTCTTACTTCTCGTCCTCGTCTTTGTATTGCTTCGCCCGACCGGGGACAGTGACAAACAGATTCGCATTCTTTATCGCCAGACGGCGCGCTACGCGGTTGCGAGCCTCCAGGACGAGTCCCCTGTTGTAAAGTCTCTTCATGCCAATTACGCCATGGGGTATCTCATGGCGCTCAAGGATCTTGCAACCACAGATCAATTTGCTCGAGCGACAGGAGATAATCTCCTTTCATTTGAGCGTAAAATTACAGCGATTCAAGATGCATCAACAGTCAACCTTGTAGGCGATTGTCAAGATCTCATTCCTAACGAAGATCCAGGGCTTTTGCGTGCCATGTACATCAAGATTTAATTTCTACATATAAAATATGGCTAGTTTCGCTGCCAGTGCATATCGTTTACCGGGAGGTTCGTCAGGGCGTCCAGTACAGACTCGAGTTAATATAAAAAGACAAGAGAACTGGCTTCAAAGAAAAATAGCTGCCAATAAAGCGGCCAGTAACGCATACTCTATAGCTTATAACGCACAGAGAAATGTAAATAAACAGAAAAGAAATGTATCAGGTGGACTGGTCGGGTACATAAAACGTCGTATACCGGGTCGTGTAGGTGAACAAGCTCGTAGAAATAGAAATAACAGACTCAATAAAAACCTTATAAAAAAGGCGAACAATGCAAATAGAAATGCAACCGCCAAAAGATATGCATCCTTTAATGTTAAATATTAATATAAATCATCTCACGTTGATTGAATGGAATGCCGTTGAAGTTTGTCGTCGCCGCCATAGTATACGCCCCCATGCGTTTCCACGTCAGCATGTCCCCCACTTTCAGTCCACACGGCAGAGCGATGCTTCGTGCAATGACGTCTGCGCCGTCGCACGTACTTCCAAACAACGTCACGTTTTCGAGTTCAAGTGACTCATCCACATCGGGCTCTGGTTCGGCGTGATCCATCAGAATGCAGTTGAATGCACCGTACAGAGATTCGTCGATTGTTACGGCACCCTCCTTGACGCCAATCACAGGTGTGTACAGCGTCGCAATGTGCTCTGCAAAAAACCGACCCGGTTCAGCGATAACCTCGTACTGATCCAGTCCTGTTTCTTTCAGTGCGTCGTTAATGTATTCAGCCGCCTCTTCGATGTCCATCGAGGATGAAAATCCTCCGCCAATGTCCACCAGAGTTGGTGCAAACCCATACTCCTTGAGGACGTCGATGGCACGGGCCGCGGTGTAAATAGCGTCTGCGTACGCCCGAGCTGAACGCGCCCCCGACCCGACGTGAAAACTCACACCAACGATTCTGAGTCCCAATTCGCGGGCACGATCGAGGAGAGTGTACCAATCGGATTCTCCAGCTCCGTATTTATTTCCAAGGGTACATACGGCGGTTGGGTCGTCGGCTCGGATCCTGAGAACAAGTTCCATATTCGGAGCGTTCTGAGCCATCTTTTCAACTTCGCAAACCGAGTCAAACGTCGTCCGCGTAATCTCCTTTCGTGCAACGTACTGTATGTCGTCTGGTCGTTTGCAGGGGTTGGCGTAGATAATTCGGGTTGACCCTGCGTCGAGCACGGCATCAACCTCTCGCGGGCTTGCACAGTCAAATCCGCATCCAAGCTCCGCCAGTGTTCGTATGACGACAGGATCGGGATTGCACTTGACGGCATAGTACGGAGTAACCTTAGGGAACAGAGATGTCCAGGTTTTATACGCTGCTCGGGCTACGTTCAAATCAAGCACGTAGTGTGTGGTCATCAAGAAGCTCGAGCGCTCCTGGGGGAAAGTGACATTTTTATTTTAGACCAGCCCATGGAAATTTTTTAAGACTTCAAAAAAAAATATTTATATATAAAAAAATGAACATCGATACAGGCAGAGTAAATTCGCTGGGTCGCCCTATTTACATAGGACGACGTGGCGGAAAGTATGTGAAGGTTGGTGCACGCAAAGTATACAAGTTCGAAGGATCGCTAGCAGCGCCAGCTGCGATTTCAGGCGGCGGGAACGGGCGCGTTCGCCACGGGCCAGGCACACCGCGAAACAATCGCGGTCGTCAAATATACATAGGACCACGGGGTGGAAAGTACGTGAAGGTCGGTGCACGCAAAGTCTATATAAGTTAGTAGGGGATACGATTCTTGAGTGCTGTCAGGTTCGACACTATACACCCCTTGTAACCGATGTCCTTCGCGACGAGCACGGCCGTCATATGAGCCGCTGCCTGGATATCGAGCCGGGTGAGTTTGGTGGTCTCGAGGTCAATGTCTAACCCCGTTTTTTCGCAGATGAGGCTACGCCACTTTATGAAAAACTCCATGCACCATTGACCATCGGGCATACGCAGTTGGTCCACCACGGCCTTGTAAGCGTTTAGGTACTCCATGACTTGAGTTTGGTTGTTGGATGAGGATGGTATGTCAGGCGAAGACATGACATTTTTTAAGCTCAAGGGACAAGGGCACGTAGTGCCCTTTGAACTTGATCGCCGGGAACGGACAAGGGCACATAATGCCCGTTGGACTCACGCCCACTCAACCGGATCCCATATACCATGAATGGTCAAGTCTAATGGATACAACGGTTCGATGGACCATTTCCCTGTGTGACTCAGAATGTCACACAGGATATGAAACGCGTACACTTTTCTGTGTCGACTGGGGATCACGGCCAGGATCCAGAATGTATGAGGCACCTTGTAAAACAAATCATACATCATCCAGTTCTTTTTGACGGACCAAGGCACGTTTCCTGGTGTCAGAAACGTCGCCATCGGTAAGTCAGGGGCGATCGCCCACCATGTCCAGAAACCAAAGTACAGTCGTGTTACGACAAGGTGACCAATCCATAACATAAAAAAACAATGCTCTCAAATCTCAAGATGGATCGTGTATTCCTGCTCGACCGCTCCGGTTCCATGGAGTCTTGCCGCCAGGATACTATCGATGGGTTCAATACTTTCATTGAATCCCAGAAGCAATTTGGCGGTACGATGACCCTGTGTCTGTTTGACGACAAGTTTGAGACGGTGTACGAGAAGACGCCTATCGAAGACGTTCCTCTGCTGACCGAGGACACGTTCGTTCCACGAGGTGGGACATCGCTGCACGACGCCATGGGACAGGTGCTCAAGATGGAACTGTCCAATGACGCGATGGTCATCATTCTGACCGATGGTGAGGAGAATTCGTCGCGGACGTACACGTCAGCTCACGTCAAGGATCTAGTCAACCTCAAGCCGTGGAAGTTTGTCTACCTCGGGGCGAACCAGGATGCCGTGCTCGCTGCGTCGGAACTCGGTATCAGAACGTCGCTCGGCTACGACACGAACCGTACACCAGAACTCTTCCGGGCTCTGAGCCAAACGGTATCAAACTACTCTCAGAACCCTTCACTGGGGCTTATGTTCTAGTCCATACCGGCCCAAAAGCTCCAACTTTTCTTCGTACTCGCGAACTTCCCCCTTGCCAGTCACTTGGCCGCGTAGTTCCGGCCCTGACAATGTCACGGCGTCGAGAACAAAATCCTTGAACGCCTCGCACGCCAAGGGCACTATAGGTTCGATCAACTTCCAAATCTGACGCGCAGGCTCTTGAATCTCAGGCTGTGCGTGAGAATCCATGCGTAGACGCAAAAAATGAAGCAGGTTGTGTAGATTCTGTTTCCAGATGAACTCGGTCATCGTGCCGAGCGGGAGATGGATACGCGCCTCTTCGCGAGCAACACCCTGTTCAATCAGACGTTCGTATGTGTCGAACGCCTGATTGCACGACGCCGTCTGTTCAGCACTACCAACACCAAGAGCATCACCGGCGCCTTGATGATTGGTTGACGACTGAGCATGATACTCTTCCGGGACATAAAATTCATTGGGTAAAACCGAGTACCGACCTGAAATTTCATTGACGGATGCCGTGCGGTGACGAAGCCACTGACGTGCGACGAAGATTGGAACCCGGACGTGAAATTTAAACTCAACCATCTCAAACGGACTCGTATGTTTGTGGCGCATCAGGTACCGGATGAGTGCACGGGTCTCTGATTTCTTCGAAGCACCGGTGACTGAAATGCGCGCCGCGTCCACAATCGCCTGGTCGTCACCCATGTGATCGAGAAGGGTGACTTGCGACATTCCTCCTATTTGAATACATTCGAAATGACATCGGCTGACGCGGGCAACGGTACATCTTTAGGCCTCGGAACAAGTTTCATCGTCCCATCTGCGTGAACACCTTTGGCGACGTACTCCCGAATCTGTTCAATCGTCTGACCCTTGTGTTTGTCGTCGGCGGCGTGAGCGTAGTTCTGGAGCTTGTTCCACACATGGTCGGCGTCACCGAACGAGCTACAGTGCCATCCTGTGTATGTAAGTGGTGGAAACTTCCATCGATTGTCCCGGAAGAAATTAGGTCCCAGGTGGCGGAACGCCTTGGCGTTGGTCACGACGGTTCCGAACCAGGGTTCGCCAGTAAACATATAATCGAATGAAAACTCAAACATCCACATGTGAATGCTGTGCGTCTTGGATGGGTCAAGCTGAATCACCTTTGTCATGTCTGGAATTTCATCCACGTCACTAATCATAACAGTCGCATCGTCCGGAACGCCGTCGAGACCCAGAAGAACACAATCCCGCTGATGTTTCTCGCGGTCCCAAAGTCCAACAACGTGGTGTTGTCCAACACCGTGTTGTTGTCCCGCACACGGCGGACATACGACGTGGCGAATCTTGTGTGCCCACGGTGCAAAACGCTCCTTGTTCTGGTCGTAGTACAACGGTTTTGGGTTTCCAGCATGAGTCTCTGCAGACTCGGCGAGCACAAAAATGTCGACATACTGATCGAGATTTTTGAGTCGCATCTCCAACACGTCCAGCTCGTTAAAGAACTGGAACGTGTCCACAATCATTTTCTTGTACAAAAGTAACTATGGCTGCTCTTAAGCCATTTAAAGTCAGACCGTTCATCGTGTGGACGTTCATCATCTTGCTCGTGGCGCTCGTCATTTTCGGATCGACCCGCAGCAACTACCAGGCCCGTGGGTCTATGGCCGAGGTGGTGTACGACAAGCCGACCACTAACGCGAATCCTCCACCTATGGTGTCCCTGAAGCCTGACACGACTGTGACTCCCCTGCGTGATATTCCAAGCGACACGTACACACCCCTGACGCACGTTCCACCGGCTCTGTTCCCAGAACCAGCAGACAAGATGCAGGATTACGACCACGTCAACCTGGCGCTTCAGCCGCTCGCCGTCAGCATGGACCGTGCCGTACGTATGATTCCTCTGGACGAGGCGGACGAGGACGGCATGTATTTCGCGAATCTGGATCAGGTTTTTGCCGCGTCTGAGCAGCAGGGGTTCATGCAGGCGTCAGTCGACACCCTGTACGACGTGATGAAGCAGACGCCACCTAGACTCATGACAGACCAAGTCTGAAAAGGCGGAGGCGGCACAGTCCGTTGTTACGGCGCACAGGTGCTACGCACCTGTCCTAACTGCAATGTACACCAGGAGACACAGGACAAGAACGTTGTACAAGAGCCACGCACCCACGTATGGAACGAACGCGTTATTTTCCCAGACCAAACTAAGGATCTGCCTCGTTAGAGACTCATCGTCATCACCAGATTCGCTCGAAGACATGGATCGCTTTCTTAAGAAGAAGGCAGAAATAAACGATCCAGTCTTTGCGCAACCTGGTGTTTTGATGTGCGTCCACGGGAAACCAGGCACTGGGAAAACAACACTCGTCAAGGAGAAACTCGGCCACTGTCTGTTTCTTGAACCCGACGTGTTCAAGACACGTCAGGGGACCCTGGACATGTTCGAGCGTCTTCGATACTCTATTTTACCTATCGTAATCGACGAATGGGAGTCTATCCAGGATCTCATCGGCGTTCGTGAGATTCAGGGTGCCATTTCGTCCAAGAGTCCGACGGTCGTCATCGCGTTGACCCCAGTGAAACTGACGCCCCAGACCGTCTATCATGAGTGTACCGGCATCAATCACAGACGAGCTGTTCTGGACACGTACGGAAATTCGGCGCCCGATGAGTTTGAAACACCGAAAGAATACGTCCATCGTCTTTTACGAGGGGAATGGAAAAATGTTCGCATCGGCGACACGACGCACGAACACGGACACGTGTGGAGCATCGTCCAGGAAAACTACCCCGACCGCGTCAACGGCGACGTGGATACTCTCGCACAGATTGCAGACCTCATGTCTGAAGCGGACCTCTTGGACACGGATGTGTACGACAAGTACGACTGGAACATCATCATGCCGATGTTCACCATGACGTCGTGCATCCAGCCGTGTCGTCTCATGCGACCCATGAACAAGGTGCCGCGGACGGGAAGTCTGTGGACAAAGTACCAGAACATATGCATGCGTCACAAGAAGCTCGAGGCTCTTATGCGTCGAACGAACAAATTGTCGAGGGATGCCATCGACACGGTCGTTCGACTCCAGTTCCTCGCAGGCGACTACTCAGCATGCAGCGAATACAAGCTCGAGCCGTCAGACATCGATGTCCTGGGTCATATCATCGGTCCGTTCAAACCGAGGGTCGTCACTGCGGCAAAGAAAGCGTGCGTTTCTACATAGCCGGAGGAGGGGTGGGGGGCATCATCTGTGGAGGGGCCATGGCAGCGGGCACGGACTGAGGAGGTGGCGGGGGGACCACCACAGTAGGAGACGTCTGAATCACTTGTCTCATAATATTTGATATAGTCGCAAAAAAAGCATCATAGGACTTTGATGCGGCTGCCTGGCTCAACTGAGCAGACGACTCTGTAATCATCTGCATGTACTTTGTCTTTTGTTCAGGTGTGAATGCAGAAAACTCCTGAAGATCCATAAGTGAGATTGGTGTACCAGTCGGCGGTGTATACCCGGAACGACGCTGGCGAAACAACAGGACGAGTACAATGACAATGAGAACTGCAATTGCAAACCAGGTCGGTGGAATTTTCTTGACAAAGTCCATTATTGTATGTGTAGAAAAAAGTAGTGCGTTAAAGTATGAAGGAAGACCCGTGGCACGATCGCGAGGAGGCTTTCCTTACCAAAATCGAACAGCAGTGTAACGACTACGCTGCTCACCATTCGAAAGACCATATGTACTACAACAAGTTGTCTTCCAGATTCAACATCCCGATTCTCATCATATCATCAATCAATGCACTGACTGCCATTTCACTCAACTCTTTCCTGGATCAGGAGTACGTCAGTATTCTCAACGCCGTCTTGTCTGCCGGGACAGGTGTACTCGGCTCGATTCAATTGTACATGAAGCTCAATGAGAAAATGACGAACGCGCTACGGGCGTCGATTCTCATGAAGCGTCTGGCGCTAAAAATTTCAAAGGAACTCAGTGTCGACCGTGATTTGCGAGCTACAGAAGGGCAGGCGTTCCTTCAGGAGTGTTTTTCTGAATTCAACACGGCGCTGGAACAGGGTAATCCAATCGAGAAGAAGCTCCGAAACCATCTGTCGCTCATTCCACCACCAGCAATGGAGAAGAAAATGTCCCTGATGAGTCTGGCCAACGCCGCGGTTGGTTTTGTAGGTACACCACGCAAGTCGTCGCTCTGGAACGAGGCTACAGAAGTTGAATCGATTACTCCGACTTCGGAGGTGTGATCGGGCTGGGGCCGTGCGCCTGTTCGGTCGCACGCTTGTCACGGTAGCGCTTGTACAGGAAAAACACCACAAGCAGAAACACGAGCACGGCGGCGAGGTTGAACGGCGAAAAGAGGGACTTGGCGCTCGCCTCGTTGAGAGCGGTTTCGATGCGAACCTGACGAGGCACATCGACGACGGGAGGGACGGGTGGAAGGTCCATCTCTTACCAAAAAAAGATGTTTTTTCCACGGGAAAGGAGCGCGCTGGATGAAACCCCAAACAAAATGGTCTCAGTCGACGAACTTTTTTCAATTGCTGAGATGTGCAAAGCTCAAGACCAACCCCGTAAAAACTTCATATGGACAGAGTATCGGTGTCAATTCTGTCCAGATGATGGAACCATGGTGGAGCATGACGGCCAATTGTACACTGTTGGATCGCGGGTTGCAAACGAAGATGGCCTGCCGACATGCGTCTCGTGTGGGCATTCTGACATGGCTTTTATTTCGGACGAACCAGAATGGAACGGTGGGGCGAACGACGAAGGGAGCGATCCGTCGCGTGTCGGTGCACCCGTGAATACGACGCTGTTCAGTGCTTCGTGGGGGTCGGGAACCATCATGTCTGTCCATTCGTCTGGGACGTATGCAAACAAGCGACTGGCTCGAATCAATTTTCACACATCGATGAACCATAAGGACCGAGCACTTCACCACGCATATGAAGGACTAGACCAGGTTGGGCGTATCGTCCTCGGACTTCCAGATTCGGTGATGCTTCAGGCGAAGATTATGTACCGGAAATTTAGTGAGAGCGTTCTGACCCGTGGAGCTATCCGAAACGGGATCAAGGCGAATTGTATCATGCGGGCGTGTCAGGATGCCCACGTCGCTCGTACGACACACGAGATTGCAGCTGCGTTCAAGATTCCACCTCGAGACATTTCAAGGACAGCGGACATTTTTCGAGAGACGATTCCTACGGTTGAGACGACGACGACCAAGTCTTCAGACCTCGTATCCAGGATTTTCAGTCAGGTGACGGTTCCGGACGACATGCGTGGGCGTATTCGGCAACGGACGATTCGGATGTGTGAACAGGTGGAGTGTCACCCGTCTCTGATGGGAAAGACACCCAAGGGGGTGACTGCTGCTGTGTTGTACACCGTGCTCTCCGAGTACGGCCAGACCAGGGAATCCATCGCCGGAATGTGTGACGTCTCACTCCCGACGCTGGTCAAGTTGGAAAACCTCGTGAAAAAAATCGCAGTGTAATATAATGGCAAACCGTACTCCAGTCCTGATCTTCGCCCTCGTCCTTATTGCTCTGTACCTGCTGCTGACGTACTCGTACGCAGGCTACACCACCCCAGACTTCCCAGAAGAGACGCGTAATCGCCACCTGTTCTACGGCCCCGGGTTCGTCCTCGAGTCTGACAGCGTCGCCGACCGCGCCGTCGAGAAGGAATTCTAGATCTAATATATGGCTGATCGCCATCAGCGTGGGATGGAGGCAGCCATCGATCGTCTCGAACAGGTTAGTGAAGAGCTCGAATGTCACCGAGACGATCACAAGGTTATCGTCGTGCGTGAAATCAAAAAAGTTGAACGCAAAAAGATGAAAATTGTCCAGCAACGCGACGGACTCGGACGGTTTCCTCCTGGACTAAAAGAAACGCACACATGAACTGTAATGGCTACAATGATTCGTCCACCACCGACAATGAAGACGAACCAGAGCAACAAACCGTATTTCACACTTCATAAACACGTAAACTCGATCATGGCATGGGAAACACCTTCAAAAATGGCTGTAGTTGCGTTCAAACGACGTGGCGACGTTCATGCAATGGGTTCCATAATCGAACACCACCACAAGGCCACGCACGAATGGCCTGATTTTCGCAACATGACATTCACAGCAGGTCCGACGAAGAAAAAGCCACTCGAAATCCTCGACGTTTGTGAATGGTCTGATATAGATGAACTCAAGGTGTTTTGTGCTACGCGATACTTTGATTTGATCCTGGTTGACTCGATCAGTGAGTCATTTAGTATCAACGGAGAGATATGTATGTTGGAACTTCCAGTTGAGAGTTATGTTCCGTATCTTGAAAATCTGTTAAACGAAAATGAGTATTAAATTACTCCTCAGCCACGGGAGTAAGGTCTGATACATTAGCGACACGACCCGTCGCTGGAATGACAGCCTCACCATTGAGCACTGCGCGTGTGTATTTCATAGCAACACCAAAATGAATTTCGACCCACATGAGGGCATCACGATTGTCGAGCTTAACTCCCATTGGGTTGGAGTTAATCTCGGAAACCAGAGCCTGGTGACGCTTCGGATCACCGAGCGTATCGGCGATATCAGTCATCTTCTTGAGCCACACGACGTGGCTCTTCTGCTTTGGATCAAACGCCTTGATAAAGATGCTCGTAGACATTTAGTTTTTGGCGATGTTTTTCTCTAGATGACAATGGGCACGGGACAAGTCGCTTCGCGACTTGGACTCGGCCCTCTTGGACTCACTCCTCATCATCACAATCATCCTCAACATCATCCTCAAGGTCCTCCTCTTCAAACTCTTCGTCGACGTCGTCATCTTCTTCGTCCTCCTCGTCGTCTGAGTCATCCTCCTCGCTTGGAATATAGTCTTCATCTGATTCGTCACCAGTGCGTATCCATTCACCATCACCAACGGATACGAATCCAATGTCCCCCTCGTCGCTCGTGTCGAGGTAGTGCGTGATGCTGTCGTCGTCAACCTGGTACGTCTCATCCTCGTACTTGTAAATCGTACACCCGTGCTTGTCTTTGGTCTCAGTCGGACTTAGAAATTGAATAGTAAAAATGGGACCGTTCGTTTCGATGATTCGTGCGACGAGAGAAACATTCTTGTCTGCGCCGACGTCAGTCCAGACGCGTACGAGGCTCATCACTGGTGAGACTGTGTAGAATTTTTTTATCAGTAAAACGCAGAGATGATCGAAAGCGTCAAACATGGATCGAGACAGGCTTTCGAAACGGGTGTTTTTGGAAGTAAAATCGCACTCATCATTTTGCTGATGGTTCTGTCGTTCGTGAATGCCGATGTCAGTTTTATCAAGGAAAAGCCACGCATGTTTCTCTTTGAATCCATCGTGATCGGTCTGTCTGCAGGCGTCCCATTCACGTACATCGCCCTGAACAGAGGGAAGGAGCTCGGGGATGCCGTTTCACTCGGCGTCACCGCATTTCTGATCTTCTTCCTGTTCCACGTCGTCATGGAGTTTTCCGGTCAAAACCAGGCGATGATTGATAAAGAAAAATTGACAAAGACGGAACAGAAGCAGCAGGAAGTGGTTGAAAAGGTGACCAAGCTTAAAGCGACGAAATGGATCATCGGCGCCGTTGTCGTGTTTATGATTGTGCTCGCGTTGGCTGTTCATGACGTCGATATCGGTGTCGGCACGATGATGAAAGAGGCACTCCTGATGGCGACATGTGGCGCTCTGCCGACAATCATGATTGCACGTAATAGAGACGAGAAGGATGGGAAAAAGATTGCAGTCGACTTTTTCACATACTTTGGGATGTTCTTTGCGGGTCACATCGCCCTGCAGATGGGTGGATTCTATACCCATCTGTTTTTACCTAAGCCGGATGAGCTGGATGTTCCCCCCACAGGTACCCAATCAATTCCCCGCTCCTCTGAATGAGTTCACCGTTATGCATAATACCGACGTGATCCGTCTGCAGAACCTCCTCCTCGACGAGCTGGTTCAACAGAGGTCGAATCACGCTGTGTGCGATGGGTTCCAGACCAACTTCATAGAAAATCTTTACGAGTTTGGGTTTATCGTAATGGCGACACATGGGACACCGACGATCGTTCGTGTACCATGTGCCGATACATTGACCATGAAAAACATGCCCACATGGGAGGGTACGTGAACTGAATCCATTTTTGTCCAAACAAATCGAACACTCAGGGGCGTGGACGTGACACGTCTTGAGGACACCTGTACATTGGAGACGACAGCGGTGGGACGAGGCGGTTGTGGCGGAACACCTGTTGCTCATTACACAAAAGGGTCATCGAGTCTTTAGCAGCATAAAAATATTGTCACAATTTAGTTCATATGCAAGAAGGTGCTATTTATATTATAGAAAATTTAGAAAACGGTAAAAAGTACGTAGGACAGACAACGCGATCAGTTGAACGGCGTTTCAAAGAGCATTGTAAAAGTTTTTCAGGTTGTCTCAAATTAAGAAATGCTATACAAAAATATGGTCAAGAGTGTTTTTCCGTTGAAACATTATGGGAAGGTGAATGCTCACAGGAAGAATTAGATGCACTTGAGATTCATTATATAGAACAGTTTAATACAATTGATCCACGTGGATACAATTTAACATACGGTGGGTTGGGTGGTAAATTTTCCGACGAGAAACGTAAAAACTTATCAGAAGCGTGTATCAAAAAATATCAAGAACGACCTGAACTCCGTATCGTGGACAAGAACAAATATACAGATGAAATGCGTAAAAGAATGTCAGAAGCTTGTATCAAAAAATACCAAGAACGACCCGAACTCAAAGACATAGGAAAACAAAACAAAGGTTCAAAGAGAACACCCGATCAAATTGAAAAAATGAAAAAAGCCTGGGAAATTCGTAAAAATAAGCCTCAATTTAAGGAAACTATGAGCACGTCAATGGAGAAATATTACAAGAATGTTTATTGTTTTGATAAGCAGGGTGAATTGATAAAAACGTTCAAATCTCTTTCAGATATTTCTAAAGAGCCTGGTTTTTCAAAAGGCGGGGTTTCGAGTGCTATCAGAACAAAAAGTTTCTATAAAAATGTTTTTTATGTGAGTTATCAAGAGAACTTCCATCTGTGACCACAGATGCAGTTGCAAAAATTTGTCATCGGTTCATCTGCACTTCTGCACTGAAGCTGAAAATATGAAGTTTTCTTCGACTTGCACTTGGGACACGTCAAGATACCCTCGTACTCTGCATCCATCTTCGCCTTAACCATCTCCATCGCCGTCTCCTTCTCTCGAATCTTTCGCTCCATCTGCCCTTGGGGTCCATCTGGCCACATCTGCCCCGATGTCAACGTCTCGAGTTCCTTGGGCTTCACCTTCTTTATCATGTCTGGGTTGTTTTTGAGGTTGAAGAGTACACTGAGAAGTCTTTGCTTGTACCGCCACCGGAACAGTTTGTTTTCCCACGACGGCACTTCCAACTCGTGGTGTTTGCTTTTGTTGACAATCATATTCTTTTCTGTGTTTGTAACTGTCCAGTTGTACACCGCGAGCTCTGCATTCCTCGGCTTGATGCTCTTGCCAGGATACAACTCTTGAAACTTCTCGCGGGCGTAGTCACGAAGAGCATGTTCAGTAGACATTGTTTTAGGATAACTACCGGTGTGAATTTAGATCCTTGGCTCGGACGCGACACGTTTTTTCCAACAACGGCCTAAAAAAGCTACGCACTCGTAACGTAAGAAATGCACCACCGTCGTTCTCACAGTGACCCGGGAGATGTCAAGGTGCACGAGGACAACAACGACACCGAGTCCGTGGTGTCCGACACGTCTTCGGTTCACACTGTCGACCTGTACAGAGGGTGGAGTCTCCCGTCGTTGGATCTCAACCTACGTATTCCAGGGTGGTTTGTTATGCTCGTGACCCTGATTATTTTCAGGGGGTGACTTTTGATCGTCGTGTTATTCCCAACGATGTTTCCAAAGTGCTCTTTGCCCTAGCCAACGGTTTGGGTCTCTTGAGTACGAGGTCGCTCGAACTTTCATCCCCTTGTTTCCGTGCAGGGACGGCGTTCGACGTGATTATCGTCGGCATCATGTGTGTCTCGTACGGCATGAACACCTGAACGTTCGATGTTCCGGATCGAAACTCTTCGATTGTCAATGTCCCCCCGAAAACCTTGAGCGCCGTCCGCTTCGGTGGCGCCTTTGTAGGTACGTACTTTTGTGTCGCGTGCTTTCTCATCAGAGCGAGAAGCATCTGGCGTTCGCCGGCGTGCGGACCACGCTCGTCCAACAGGTGTCCCTTTGCACATTCCCAAGAACAAAACTGACCCGTCGTATGAAAATGACGCCTTCTATCGTCATACTTGTACGGTGCATGAATAGCCGGCCCTTCAAAGGGGTGGCAACAATACCAACACCAAGACATGAACTTAAAAGTCTCTATGTCTTTAATAATAGGTCCAAATAAATCCTCTAGATGTCTTTAATTTTCCCAAACAACACTGACTAATACCACTTGGATTTTTAACTCCAATTTCACTAGCAGCTAGACTAAGACTGTCATGGGTTTTTATAAACACACCATCTTTTGAATACTGATTGACTTTTTTTGAAGAATGATGGTCAACTCCATATTTTCTATCTGTTCTAGCAGTCTGAGTTATACTAATTTTCTTTCGAGTTTCATCTGTAAATTTCATTCCATTTCTTGCTTTACTGATAGCTTGACGGTGTTCCTCTGAAAAAGTTCTTCCTTTGGAACTTTGACCTATTTTTTGTTTGGCGAGTTCAGTGTGTTTGTGTCCTATATGAGATACACTCATTTTTAACCGAGTTTCGGGATTTACATCCTTCTTATTTCTAGTTCCACCTTTTTCTAGATTATACCCATTTGGGGCTACAGTGTCTCTGTTTTTAATCTCTAAAATTTCCCGTTCATCAAGTTGTTCTTTATCATCTAATTCGCAAATCGTTTCAAATTTGAAACTTTCTAGACCATACTTGTTAAATGCTAGCTTGAGTAATCCATGAGGACGTCTTCGATGACCACTCCATCGTTTTTCAACTCTTTCTGAAACCGTTTGACCTACATAACATTTATTGTTTTTCGTATTTGTTATCAAGTATATCCATCCCATATACTGAGTGCATAAAATAGTTTTAGACTATATTAAACTCAGTCCTGAGTTCATTTATACTGTGATAATACCTAGCCAAGTCTTTCTTGAAACGAGCATCCTGATTACCTCCTGATTTTAAGATGTATGCTAAATTTGCTTTCGAGTACTTGGTCAGTTTTTGATTCTCAGTAGGTTTACGGGGAACTGCTTTTTTGGGAACAACAGATGTCACTTCTATTTCAGGTCTCTTATCTATAAATGAAATAGCCTGCATCACAGTATCACTCAAGTCATCTTTTTTTGAATGTTTATTGAAGAATTCGATCCAATGTTGATTTACATCAGAGTCTATAAACTTACGAGTTCTCTCGATTGATGTCTTTTTTCGTTTTGCGTACATAGTTTTTCCAGGACCGGCTACATCAGGGATTTTATGCCGAGCATCCCATATAACAACTGACTTTTCCTTCACTAAGAAATACGTATGAAGAAGGTTCTCAACAGATTTCATGCTTCTGTTACGGTCAGGCTGCTTCTCAATAACGACAGTGTGTGATTGTAATATCCACGGTCTTTCATTCAGATGTCGGACCAAACACATGAATATACCATCGGCGTGAAGAGGAGGAACTCCTGATACATCCCAGTGGTGTATCTTTTTTGTAACAGGATCAATCAAACACATTGCTAAATTTTTAATGCCACAGTCTATCGAAAGAAGCATATATTATTAAGAGTATAAAGATTTTAAGTCAGGGCATGCAAGCGCTTTCTTTTATAGACCGGGTCGTCGAAGAGCCGGCTGCCGAAGTCAAAACCGACAGAGAACCAGACGCGAACCAAGTACTCCAAGGCGAACCTGGCATGGCTCTACGTCCAGAAGAAACACACGGCAGACAAGCGATTCGAGAAGGACCTCAAACGGTACTACCATTCAATTGAAGAACTTCTTGTAGAATTTAATTTAAGGTGAAATATAAATGAAACAAGTGGTGTGGGTGTCTATTGTCGTTATCATTGTCATTTTGATCGCCATATGGTGGACGAAAAAAGAAAAGTACGAACCCACCGTCACCGTTTCAAACTGTGCACCAGGGTACGTCAGTACTTGTATCAATACCTCCATCCCAGGAGGCGCTAAGAGCACGTCAAACGTATGTCCAGAATCGTACTTTGAAATGTGTCTACCGGATGTAAAGTATCAACTTGCACCAGAAAACATATGCCCGCCCGGTTTCGGTATCCATCCGGCTACGAACAAATGTGCACCCCTGTCGTCTATAAAGGTGTACAAAAAAGATGTCACTGTAAGTTAGGGAGATGTCCACGACACTCGAGGACTGTCAGTCCCGGAGTTTGGGGGACCTAACAGACCTCGTGTCGTGTGCAGCGAAAATTGATCCGGATGTTTACGCCAATTATACAGATCTTCCCGTACCAATAACACGAGATGTCCTTCCTGAACAAGTCAAAACACTTTTGACAGAATGTGACGGAAATGATAGTTGTAAACTCGTCGCTTACGATTTTCAACGGGATACTGGACAAAAGGCGAGTTCAGCAGAGTATATGACGAGTCTGAAAGGCACTGATAACCTCAACAGGGGTGTATTCGTAAAAGATAATGCAACACCACCGGTTATCACCATACAACCACCTGGGTATTCGTATAGCACTATTCCCATCAACTCTGCACAAAGTGAAGTCCGGCTCATTTTTACACCGGTACCGACCGCCGATGATCAAAAATCATCCGAAATGTGTGCACGTTTTTGTGATTTGTTACCGAATTGTAAAGCTTTCAACTATGCCCCTTTGAATTCGACGTGTCAATTCTTCAGCGACTTTACGGCAAATTCATTCTCATTTGGAGAAGCATCGTTCACGTATGTGAGTTATGTGAAGGAAGATGTTTCGACGACGGTTGGTAAAAAACAACTCAATTTGGATCATTCAAATACGTGGCTCAGAAACACCGGAACCGCGTGTACAGTCATGCCAACATGTAACAGTAATCTGACTTCACTCATCAACACAGGAACTACAGTTGGATTCAGTACAGACGATTTACAAGAATGTAGCTATTGTCCCACTCGTACGTTTCAGTACAAAGACAGCGCGTACTTTGTTCAGGACGAGTTGGGTACCACGAGAACTTTCACGGATAAAAATCAAGCAATTGAGAATTTGTTGTTTACGAACACACCGAATCCAAACCACACAGTCAAAAAGAGCGACGGGACCCGAGGAACGAGAGACTTTATGATTTATTCGATAAGACCGTTCGTGACCGATTCGAATTTTGTTGCAGCTGATTATCTTTTAGTTTCGGAAGGCAATTCTTCCGAATACTCCGTCTATAAAATTCAGTTTGCAGTTCCGACATACACATGTAATTCTGATGTCAGTTTGACGGAACAAATTACAGTGAAACTGAACGGCGTTTCTACAACCTTTAACAAAAGAGAATACATGGACAGCTTCAAACTGTTCCAGACTACATATCCTTCATGGTTCAATGATAAAGGAGAAACGACTGAATACTACGCCTCTGTATCAGATGATAATGACATATATACATCTACACCGCCTTTTCCGTATAACAGCGATTTTAGAATGTGGGGAAGATATTCTGGTCCAAAACGGGGTTTCCATCAATTGTTAGGTAACATGTGTTACAAAACGGGTTATGAAGGGGACGTGGTTTGTAAATACTATTGCCCAAGTGGATATTCGGGTGCTAGTTTCAGCGAAGGTGCTTCAGTTTGTCCAAGTGGCAGGGAACTCGAAAAAATTTGTTCCAAACCCGCGACGCGTGTATCGATTCCGAATCCGATTATGTTTTACTCAACAAAAGATAATTTACTTCCAACAACTAACGCTTCTTCAAACACGTTTCTAGTCGAATCCGTCGAGTACGTGAATGACGGATTTAGGTTTCGAAACTTTCAGAGTCAAAAGTACGTCGGTTCAGATCATTCCTTAATGTCCTGGAACGAACAGTACTCTCGAGAATTCAATAATTCTATATTTGAGCTGAGTAACCCTCGAAACTTACTCGACTACTTGAAACAGAGCTATCCGAATACAAATTTTCTTTTACAATCGACGAATGGTTCGAAACTATTTACATACGACGGAACAAATGTTAAGAAACTCCAAAATGTCTTTTCTCTCTATCCGCTCACGTTTGACGCAGCGTGTGTACCTTCAGTACCAAACACGACCGTTTCACCTTCACCAACTCGGACCATGTGTAATAGGAGTTTGACAAACAAGTATCCTTTCATAGTGGATCCTTCGAGATATACTATAAATCTTGATGCTTCTTGTTCCACTGAGAATACAAAATGGATCGTCATCGACGTTCCGAACGGGTTCGATCCGGCGAGTTCAAGTCCAGATACAGTGAACGTCGTCACTTTACCGACGACTCCAATCGACATTGCAGAATATTATGCGCTGTTCGGTTTTACCGGTTCGAGTATTTTTCCATCGGCATCGTATTCTGATGATTCGAGAACGTCAGATAACAAGAGTCTGAGACGATGGATTCAATATCAGGTTTTCCATGTATTCATAAACAATTATTCACTTCTGCCTGTGATTGAAATGGCTTTGCTGTATTCGAGTTATTGTAACGATCAGGCAACTTGTATCAAAAATAAATTAGATGAAGTCAACACACGTTTTGGGGCTGGGACGCTCACGGACAATTGGACTACACACATAAACTACATTTCGAATTTTTACGCATTTTTACCCGGTTATTACACCGATGTGAAAAATTTATACATGAGTGCAGTTACAAGTAACAATCCATTTACATCACTAAGTAATATAATTTCAAAATTCAACTCTGTAAGAAGCGATGAAAAGCATATCATAGATAATTTATTACAGCTTTTGAAAGACACGATAAACAAATTCAAAACTACCATACTCAACAAACTCATATCCGAAACGAACAAGTACATCATCGAAGCTTACGGCATCAACGACGACGATCTGAACGCAATTGCAAACACGGGAAGCGCCGGGGCACAACAAAATGTAGGTACAATTGGCGTCGCGGAACTTTACAGACTCATTCGCCAGAATAAGACAGATACTGATGAAATTTCCCTGTCAGACGCACTCAGCGATTCGATAGATTATTATATTTCAGGTACAAAACCTACGTTAATAACTCCGCCTCAAGGAATATGGTCAACACAAGATCCGGCGTTTCGTTACTATAGCGACGTTATGTCTAACCTCACCGATCCAAAAGATAGAATAACTAAGCCCATGCTTGAGCTCGTCGAAAATTTGTACCTAAAGTACGAAGATTCGTATCAAAAACTACAAATTATCAAAAAGGTTACAGTTGGAGAGATCTATGATATCCCGAGAATCGAAGATTCGCTGATTCAGGCGGCTCTCGCTAGTATCCAGGATAAACTGAGCGAAACCGTAATCGAAGTGTCACGAGGACCGGGACAACCAGACACAATCACTACTGCGCAGATTCAGACAGGTTTGGCAAAAGCCGTGGACGTACTCACTTTTAGTTACAACGACATCATTAGCACAGACGCGATCTCACTCGATCAGATTCAATTTCCGTTCCAGAACATTATCGATATATTATCGTTTAAATTGTGCACACCAACTGTCGAGTATTACAATTCGAGTGGAACATGTACGTCTTGTACTGTATGTCCTGTTGCACCTACGAACGCAACACTCACTGCAACGACATGTACACAGACAACAGATACAACGTGTTCATACGCTTGTATGTCTGGATTCACTACTTCGAGTTCGGGGGCGAACACGACGTGTACTTGCCCTGTTGGCTCTTATATCAAGGCGGATGGAACATGCGAGGTGTGCTCGACGTGCACAGACACAATAAGCACTAGATACACAGCGTCCGGGTGTGATACAACCAATACAACAATCAATCGAACGTGTGCACGCTCATGTCAACCGGGGTACTATGACAACAACGGTACATGTACGCTGTGCGCGACGTGCGCAGCCGCACCTGCGAACGGAACCGTCACATCGACGTCGTGTACACCGACGGCAGACACGGTGTGTACATACGCTTGCAAGTCTGGATTCACTACTTCGAGTTCGGGGGCGAACACGACTTGTACTTGCCCTGTTGGCTCTTACATCAAGGCGGACGGAACATGCGCGGCGTGCTCGACGTGCGCGCCTGACACTACAAATATTAAATACACAGCGTCCGGGTGTGATACAAATAATACAACAATCAATCGAACATGTACAAGCTCGTGTCAAACAGGATACTATGACAACAACGGTACATGTACGCTGTGCACGGCGTGCGCAGCCGCACCTGCAAACGGAACGGTCCAGACGACAGGGTGTACCGATTCAACTAATAGATCGTGTACGTACTCGTGTAACATAGGGTTTTATTCTCAAATAGCGAATGGTGTCACGAGTTGTAATTCATGTGGATGGGGTTCGTCTACTTTAACCACGGGGAAAACTTCATATTACGACTGTTTTGAGGTTGCTGATTATAGGTGTCCACAATATTTTTCAGCAACCGCTGGTTATGAGACTGCGTCATATTATGACTGTGCTTATAGCGCTACTTCACAACGATATTGTGTTGTTAGAAATGGTATAGTTACAAATAATTGTACTAATTATTATACATGTCCAAATGGAGGAACACTATTTAACGTACCAAATTGGGGAAATTACTGTGGTACTTCGAAACAATACTCTTGCAGTTACACCCCGGGTTATACTATTAAAATAGCAGATGATTCTAGACCTTTATGTTGGACCGACTGCGGGTACAATCAATACAAAGATCCAGTTACTGGAACGTGTAAGACGTGTGCAACATGTACAGAAACAAACAGTGTGAGCTCTATTTATCCGACAACGGCAGTTGGTTGCGGAGGGACATCACCTGGTTCATGTGAACCCACATCGTGTAGAAATGGTTATAGGCTCTTCGATAGTACGCCTACTACGCCTAAGAAGTGTACATGTTCGTTTGGCTATTACATCAGGTCGTCGGACGGATACTGTGTACCGTGCTCGTCATGCCCGGCTAACACAACAAGTACTGTGTACACTACTACAGGAGGCTGTGATGGTTTTCATACCGATGTAACAAGCGATCGAATCTGTACCCGATCATGTCAACCAGGGTACTACGACAACAACGGTACATGTACGGTGTGCTCGACCCCGACGTGCGGAGCCGCACCTACAAACGGAACTGTCACAACGACGTCGTGTACGACGACTACAAATGCAACGTGTACATACGCTTGTAAATCTGGATTCACTACTTCGGGTTCGGGGGCGGGCACGACTTGTACTTGCCCCGCTGGCTCTTACATCAAGTCGGACGGAACATGTGGGGCGTGCTCGTCGTGCCCGGCTAACACAACAAGTACTGTGTACACTGCAGCAGGATGTCTTACCATCAATACAACAAACGATCGAACGTGTGCACGCTCATGTCAACCGGGGTACTATGACAACAACGGAACGTGTACGGTGTGCTCGACGTGCGGAGCCGCGCCTACAAACGGAACGGTTCTAACGGCAGGGTGTATCGGGTCGACAGATAGAACGTGTACGTACGTGTGTAATTATGGATTCACAACAAGTACTGTATACAATGCAATTTCAGGGGCGAGCACGACTTGTACTTGTGCAAGCGGTAAATACATCGACGAGTCTGGTGTTTGTACGGTGTGCCTGACTTGCTCAATTGGATATACAAGAACTTCATGCGGAGGAACTTCAGTAGGAATATGTAACGCAACAAATATAACATGTCCTTCTGGAGGAACTTTACGCGCCGGTGATAAACATTATTGTGATAGTTCATCTAGTCATGACTATGTAATATTCGGGTGTACATACCGGTGTCCGGAGTCTGGTTATAGTCCGGATGGATGGAGCACTCAAGCTATATATGGTTGCACGGATCATAAAACATGCCGTGCAAACTCAATTGTGAATTGTCCACTTGGATATACAGCAGACTGGACCAATCTCAGGTGTATACAAAACGTGTAATGCACAGAAACACCAAGTAATAATTTTCTTAGCGAGTATTAATGGATTTGTCAAGCCCCAAGCTCAGGAAGATCCTCGTGGGTGTTGCCATCTTCGTGGTTGTCGTCTTCATCGTCATTCGTTTCTTCCGTCGGTCGAACTACGCATACCCAAATGCCTCAGAAGAGGGTAGCTTTTCGATCACGGCCGTGCCCACAATTGCAAGTGGTATAGCGACATTTACTACTACGGCACCTCATGGATTCTCAGTAGGCGATCTCGTGTACATTACGGGTGTTTCGGGTATCACATTCACCAAGCCGGTGACAGGATATCCACCGGGAGCTACTGCCGGCGGAGCCACTCTTGCAGCAGGAGGTAGCGCCGTATACATCAACTCGATACCAGCGAGTAGCACAACGCAATTCACCGTCGAAGCGACCCAGGGACAGACTCTCACGGTGTTTACAATCACAACAGCAGGCACGGGTTTCACTCCTGGTCCAGCTACGGTTACACAGGGCTCAACAGGCAAAGGAACGGCAACTATAACTGTCACCGGAGCATTGACACCAGCAGGGCTTACGGTCGTGACCGGCACAGGATTTGCAACGGGTAATCCCATCACTATTACACAGGGATCAGCAACGGCAACGGCAACGTTCACCGGTTTGGCGACAGCAACAATCGCCGTGGCTCCGGCAACCGTAAAGTCGATCGTCGCCGCTGGAATGGACAAGTTCAAAAATACAGACGCACTCTCGTGTCAGACGCAGTACGCAACAGACCTCGTCACGTCGCCGTCGATCCTGACAACCACTGCATCACAATCCTTGACCATGGGTGCCAACTCGACGGATGCTCAGCGCACACTGAACGTGGCAAGCGATCCGACGAATATGTTTAGTTCCGGCGCCAAGGTTCTCATCCCAGGTATTCTCAACGCCGATGGCAAATCGGTCGTGCTTTCCGTCAAGAGTACAACTAGCAGTTCTATAGTGTTCAATATCGATTCAACGGTAGTGTCCCCTGCAACCGTTTTACCTCAGACGGCGGTCGCCAACATCACAACGGCATATAACGCCCGTGACGCGTGTGTGAAGATTGCTACACAGACGTACACCACGACTCACTGTAGATATCTGCCACAGCCTCCAAGCAACCGCCCGGTCGTTCCTACACAGTCGGACGATCCTGCAGCATATGCATCCTATAATACATACCAACAGAATATCCAAGCCATCACGACGGCTTATGCACCGGCCATATCTCGAGCTCAGCAGACGAGCAATTTCGCAACCACGACCGGATCGTGGACGACTCTACCGACATCGCCATTCACATGGAACTCCGCTACACAGCAAGCCGTCGTCGAGGCGGCACGCAAGGCGGATTTGGCAAACGCGACCCAGAAATACCTCGCGAGCGTCTGTCCAGGATTTTACGCCAAGACTGTTGGGTTGGTAACCACGGACGATTCAGCTACTTACAGAAACTGGGTAGTTGCAACCACTGACCCTGGTTCAGGGTACACGGACACAAATAATAAGAAGTTTTATGCACCGGCCGGTGGTATCACGGACGTGAGCATCATGAAGTGGGCGCTGGGTGCCGGCGTCGTCACGCTCAGTGGTCCCGTGACAAGCGTGACGATCCCAGCAAATACAACAGCTCCGGCTGGAATAACGAACGGTTCGTCAGTGACATTCTCGGCACCGACGTCAGGTACTACAGCGACGGGAACTGCCGTCGTCTCCGGTGGGATGCTCACCGGTGTGACTCTCACGAACAACGGCGGCTCAGGCTACACGTCTTCGCCGACGATTACCAACGTTCCGACCGCAACCGTCAACATCTCGACGTCGCTCAACGCGACCGCCGCGCTCATTCCCAGCGGAGTGTACAGACCGACAGGTGCCGCCGCAAGCATCTCGTACAACACCACAAAGTATGCGGCAGTCAAGTCTGGTGGAACCGCTGGAACTGATGAGTTCTGGCGCATCGCATACAAAAACGGTCCGGGCACGTACCCCCTTGTTTACGATCCTTACGCCGCTTGAGTAATCTTTGATAAGATGGCCATAGGCGTGTACTTGTAGCCTGGGATGGCGATCGACAAGTAGCCCCAACATTTGTCGTTAATCTGAGCAGGCGGTATGGGATCGATATCTTCAGTTCCTAGCAAATCATCCATACAGTATTCGGCTCTCATCTGTGCGATCGTTTCATGTGTAAAGTGTTCCTGAAGCACGGCATCGTTCCATAAATTGTCTTTGTTGAAATCTTCTTTGCTGTACACGAGCTGGTACCACCAATGTTTGGCGCTGTCTCTCAGCTTCGTCTCGGCCGTTTGCTGATACAAAACACCGTCAGGGTACTGGGGGTAATCAAACGAAAAATATTCGGGTCCATCACCGAAATTCGTCCATGATCTATTCACTGCGTATTGCGTTGCCAGTGGATCGAGAATGCCTATGTTCGGATCCGCCCACGATTCGGGTGGCTGTGGAGGAATGCACCACATACTGTTTGCTAACGAGGCGCTCCATGCGCGAATCATCGGAGTCGTTCCTTCATAACAGAGGCGCTTGTATTCGTACCTGTCCATCCAATCGTCCCAGTTGATGTGCATGTTGATCATGGAACTTCCAGGGGCTGTGATCGTTCCCGTCGCGGAATCGACAGCTGTCGCCATGTAACATTCGGGTGAAAATGCATCTACGTCGATATTAATCTTACCGGTTGTGATGCACTTCGATGCACACAGACCAGCCGAACCAACTACGCGCCCCCAATATTCGATATCCATGATAGTGTCTATAATATCGCTTGGACAATTCATCGCCTCGAGAACCTGTCGTGTAACTTGTCGAAGAAGCTTTCCACACACGAAATCACCCATCGCTTCGGCGAGATCCTTATTTTGTTCAATGCGTCGATTGACGCACCGACCAGACCAATCTTGATTTGCTGTCGTTTTCATGATATCGTAGTACTCTTCGAAATACCCTTTTATTTGGTTAGCAAATTCTGTAAATAGCGTTCGTATACCGGCAGCCATGGCTTCACCTATGGCTTCAAGTGCCAAACCGGTTTGAACAATCATGTCATCAAGCTCCGAGAATGCACCTTGGATATTTCCACCGACGTATCTCGCTACAATTTCGATACACGTACCGTCAATCAAACCTATTCCTTGACACGCGTTTTCGAGATCTCGTCTCTGTGATCTAAGATCATCGAGTCGAGCTTGTGTCTGAGCTCGAGCCGTTTCATAACTCGCACTTATAATAGCCAAATCACGGTTAATATCTGCTGTTACTTGACTAAAATTCCACGAATTAAATCTGTTTTTCAAATTGAAGATTCTTGACGCGAGACTCGCGATCGTTGCGAGCGTCGGAGGACAATTATCTCCCTCTCTGTAGGCTCTGTTGTTTGCTTGGACGTCAATGTAAAAGTTTTTCTGCACGACGCCGGCGATTTCGTCGACGCCGGCCGTCACGGGGACGATTTGACCATTGGCATTCTTTGGACGAAGAGGTTTCGTCAACCATCCATCCATGTACCCGACCGGCTGAGGCATCTTGCTTCGCCCCGTTTGAGGGTTTGGTGTGTACGTGATGTTGGCTGGGCTTATGAGTTTGACGTACCCTTTTTTGTCGACGAAGCTGGTAAATCCAGGGAGACTGGTTTCGATTGTTTTGGACGGATCCAATTGAATCGTGTTGAATGTGAAACTCGTCGAATCTGGTACTGTCAAAATAGTAACATCCACTGCTGAGATTGTTTGTGTGGTTGTTCCGTTGGTCCATTTCAAATTTAAAAATCGAACCTTGTTTCCTGGTTGTAAATAATGTACGTAAGTCGTCGATGCGCTCGTTTTTGTCATGATTTCTAGAGCGTATATGTTCGAGTACACCTGATTTGTTTTCCATCCACCGATCGTATATTCGGCTGCGTCGTTAGGCTGTATCTGAGCAGCTGAACGATTTGCTTTCACGGCTGCATCAGCCATCTGCGACCCGACGACGATGAAAATAAGAATCATGAGAGGACCAGAAGTCATACCCAAATATCCTAAAATCATAGGTCCTATGCTCGTTGCAAGATTCATCCACGTATCCAATGCATTACTTCCGATGAACATCTCCTTCATTCCCTTGTTCCAGTTGGCTTGATTCTTGAGCATGTCGTTGAAAAAGTGTTTTCCGTTATTTGCAAAAAAATTAAACGCACCTGCAACTTCGTCGTCGCCGAGGTCGATGGAGTGACATCCGTTCACGCGCACCCACTCGCGCGGCATCTGACTTCCGAAGAAATTTTGTGACCCTTGGAGAATCTTTGGTATTTTACAATAGGTCTGTCCAGACGAATTCGTCGCGACACACGTTCCGAACGATTGACATAATGATTCGTCGAATACACACTTGTGTTGCTCAAAACTGTAATGGGTATCCGTCAAAGTCGCCTGTTTACACATGGAACGTATACCTTGACCCGTGACGATACACGCACCTACTGGGCTATTGTGTATGAATCTGTCTCGTGGCACGATTACAGTTCCTGTAGGATTGGTGCGTGTGTCTTTGAGAGTCGACATGTCGTCCCACCACTCGCCGTACGTTCCGATTTGTCCGTTACTTTCCATGTACTCAAAGGCGTTTATTTTACATTCTTCCATCGTCCTGTACCCACACTGGAATCGTTTCCGTTTGTAGTTTGGATCATTCGAGCACGTAACTCCTTCGTACTCGTCTTCATAGACGACACCTGCTGGGCGCGTCACCACGCCATTTTCAACCGTCGCCGTCGTACACACGTCCGTGAACGCGATTCGATACAAATCGTCATAATCTCTGCAACTCGCCTGTTCCAGAACAACGAGTTTATAAATTAGTTTCTCGTCGGGATATTCCGGATCTGTGTAGTATGCGTCCATTTCTGACTGGTCTCCGTTGAATGCGACTGTTCGTAATCTGTCACGGAATCTCTGGTATTCTGGAATTGTAGTATCTCGCAGAATCTTTTCGAGTACGGCGCTGATTTCAGATGTGATGACGGACTGGATGTATTCTGTGTCCCCTTGGTACCTGTCTGGTATAGGAGTCTTCTCAAGCGGTCCTACAATGAGCGGGTACTGAGCCAATGAATTCGGGTAATCGTAGTCCGACGGTAAAATTGAACGATTGTACTCGTCGATCGTGTTGAGCTGAGCGTTGATCATTCGTTGTGCGGCGTGTTCAAACGTCGATGGGTCCCATGGTTCCCAACTTAGTCCAGTCCCAGCTGGATCGTAAAAAAAGCCATCTGTGAACGTACACACAACAGACAATACGTCTGAAATGATATCAACCATATCAACCAAATTGAAGACGAGACCACCCACTTTTGAATTAATGAGCGTGTCCATGGCGCGTCCTCCGGGAAGGCGGGCGTTTTTACTCATGAATTTTCTCGTTTTTGCCAGGTATCTGTCAAACGACTCTACGAATTTACCGTATCTGTTTGCGAGACCTCTCCCTAATCTATCAACATGTCGTTGTTTTGAAAGTAAAGACTTTCTCGGCGTGTATCCCATTGCAGCTGCCGCTTGAGGGTTGAATCTCGTAAATGAAGCTGAACTTACAAACAAATCAATCTTGCCATTTTCGTCGTATTTCGGTTTCCCTTCGATAGAACGAGCGATGACTGTTGACGATACAAGAGCGTGTTTGAGTAAAAATTTATTTGTTTTTACTCTGTTCGCCACTCGAGCTTTTAATTGCTCTTCGATGCGAATGCGTGTTTTGATCATTTCCGTTTGAATGAGTTCGGACGTGATTTCTCCCCCGGTAGCGAGTCTTATCGAATTTTCAAATGCAACTTCCATAGCAGTCTGCATCGCCGTCTGAATCTGTTCCTGAAACTGCTCAGTTCTGATTTTACCGGTGTCTGTAGTCTGAATCATCGTCTCGAACGCAACTTCCATAGCAGTCTGCATCGCATTTTGGAGCTTGTTTTGAATTTGTTCAACTGTCAAATTGTTATTTCCAGGAATCGTCAAATACATCGCAGTCTCGATGGCGGTCTGCATCGCGGTCTGGATCTGTTCCTGGAGCTGTTCGGTTGTGATTTCTCTGGTATTTGCAGTCTGAATCATCGTCTCAAAAGCCGTCGCCATCGCGGACTGCATCGAGGTCTGGATCTGTTCCTGGAGCTGTTCGGTCGTGATTTTACCGGCACTGGCGAGTTGGATAGATGTCTCGAACGCCGTCTGCATCGCGGTCTGCATCGCGGTCTGAATCTGTTCCTGGAGTGCTTCGGACGTGATTTCTCCGGCACTGGCGAGTTGGATCGACGTCTCAAAAGCCGTCGCCATCGCGGTCTGCATCGCGGTCTGGATCTGTTCCTGGAGTTCTTCGGTCGTGATTTTACCGGCACTGGCGAGTTGAATCGACGTCTCCATGGCCGTCTCCATGGCCGTCTGCATCGTGGTCTGGATCTGTTCCTGGAGCGCTTCGGTTGTGATTTCTCCGGCGCTGGCGAGTTGGATCGACGTCTCCATGGCCGTCTCCATGGCTGTCTGCATCGCGGTCTGGATCTGTTCCTGGAGTTCTTCGGACGTGATTTCACCGGCACAGGCGAGTTGGATCGAAGTCTCCAAGGCCGTCTCCGTGGCCGTCTGCATCGCGGTCTGGATCTGTTCCTGGAGCTGTTCGGTTGTGATTTTCCCGCCCTCGGCAAGTT